TTGAGGAGGAGCCGTAGGGACGAAATCATCTCGAAGGAGTCCGAGTTTATACATTTCGTCTCTGTTGTCCGGGTTGGAGCAGAAGTCGAGGAAACGAGCAGGGTCGTTATAGAAGCGACTTCTGAGACCGGAGGGTAAGGCGTTGAACATCTGTTGAGCGCCGGTTACGAATTCCATGTGTTCTTGGAAGTCCATACCAGTTACATCGAGATACTGGGGCGCTGTCTGATTGATCCGGGGGATCTCGCCGTAGTTTTCATAACGTGACATGATCACGTTGATATCAGCTTCTTCTTTGTACTCTTGTTTTGTGTACGGAGAGTCTTCCGGGAATATGATAGAAACTTTCAGTTTTGGAGAGTAGGTAGATTTTAGTAATGGTTGAATGAGAGATACAGGACGAGGATTTTTAGGATTGTATGACATAATTTAGATTCCCTTCAGTAGATCAATTTTAAGTTCCGTTGTGAGTTCAGAGAGAAGCTTTTTCGTTTTTCTGAGGCCGGGAAACCCGGCCCCAGAAAAGCCGAGCCATTAACGTCTTTTAAGGATAGAACCGAACAGGCGCTCGATAAACATGAGCAGCTTGCCATAATCGGAGTTATCCATTTTTTCGTAATATTTCATTCGGTTAGCTTCACGGACGATGATATCTTTATCGCCCTGCTTAATAGCATTTTCAAGAACGAAGTTTTTCCGAATGATAGCGGCCATATCAGGATTTTCCCATAAAGCCTCTTGGACTTTGTTCTGATAGTCCACACCGGCTGTCTGAGATCGATAGAGAATGGCCTGTGCGGAATGAGATCCGCTTTGTGCCTCAGCCGCCCATCTCTGGGCAGCAGTGAGGGAAGGACGTTCAGCCTCCGTAAGAGTTTCGGCAATAGTTTTTTGAGTATCGGCCATAGTTTTCATGACCTGTAGAGCCGAATTAATAGCAGGAGTAATAACGTCGGACTGAGAGGCGGCACCGCCACTAGGCGTAGAAGCTCCGGTGCCACCCGTGGCAGAAAGGATAGGATTGAGACCGGCAGCCCGGAGATCCCTGACTTCCCTCTGGTGAGCAGTATTCGACATATCTTTCTGGAAGTCGATCTGCTTAGAAACCTGACGAGCGGAATTGATATTCGACATAATCCCACCGGCAAGAGAAGCAATAGCAGGTATAGCAGCAGCCCACATGATAGACCCCCTTAGAAGTGATCGATAAGGCCGGGAACGCCGTAAACAGGCATAGGCCGAGCGCACTTCATCTGGATGTAAGAGTCGAAGAGGAAATGTGGTTCAGCCGGGACAGCTATAACACGGTCGATAGGAGGATTTTCCTCAATAAAGGAAGAATCCAGAACCGGAGCTGTAGCGAAGTCCTGAGACAGATGCCACGCATCGAGAGGTTCAGAGGCAGACGAACGGAAGAGGCCAGTAATCTGGGACGGTTTATAGCGGTATTCGGCGTATCGTTCCTGATATCCGAAAACCTTATCGTCGTTCGCCGTATTTCCGTCTGCAAAGATCTCTTTTTGTAAGACAGCCTGTTCCCCTATGTGGGACAGCGCAGGCCAGTAGAAGTCAAATCTGGTCTTTCTAGACCACATTCTGTTGAGACCTTGCTGATAGGTAAGATCCGCACGGACAGAAACGAGTCCGATAATCAGGCAATGCTCAGTGAAAGAAGCGGTAAAACCGTTTCGTGTTACCTGAGCGGTACCGATTGCAGCGAGGTTGCCCTGAGGTGTATCGGCATAGGTTCCGGTTGGTGAGGTTTGAGGGATTGGACTGATATTGACTGGTGTGGAGCCACCACCAAGATACTCCGGTCTTTGGAGCCGTGCATCTGGAGAAGTAACACCAAAATGAGACTTAATAAGCTCAATGTACCGAGTTCCGCCACGGGCATCCCTTTCATAGATCTTCTGAATCTGGAAAGCTTGACGCAGAGAGTTAATAGTCGCAGCAGTAGCGCCTGAGAGATCCGCAGTAACGTCGATCTGGCCGTCAGTAGACTGAGCAGCAAGGCCGAAGGTAGGCTTAGATTCAGCCTCATTCATGAAGATCATTTTGCTACCGGCAAGAGCAGCCCCGTTGCGGTCATACCATGAGAAATCGGAGGACGATACCGGAGTAGGAGCCTCAGCGGTACGATACAGACCGATTACCGGAGCAGATCCGCCGAGAGGGATCGTAACGCCGGGGCCTTTTTGAGGCCAAGGAAGACAGGAAGTGAAATAGTCGTGACGCTTGCCACGACGCAGCAGAGGATAGAAGGAAGGCAGATCCGGGCCATCAGTAAGAGGGACGGCAATAGAATCCTGCATATTCTGATCACGGAACCATTCATTCCAGATCAGAGCATAGGCACGATGCCAAAGGCACGAATGAGACAGAGCAGCGACACCGGTTGGAATTCCCATATAATCGGAAAGAGATCCGACAGCATGACCAGATCCGGGAGCAACCATCTGGGGAATAGTGAAATCTGTTGAGTCATTCGGATTCTTCTGTTCACCGTTGAATTTTTGCCAGTTTTCCCAAACTAGACGAACGGGAACCGAGAAGAAATGAGTATCAAGGAAGATATTATCCATGATCGGAAATATAGGAGTAGCAAGACGAGCAAGAGCAGACACGTTAACGTTATACGTATCGCCCGGGAGCGCCTCGTCGACGAGGATCGGGATAAGGTAACCAGCGTCGAATGTCGTTTTGTATCCGTGAGAACGGTCGAAAGTAGATCGTGGGATTTCAGCGTTCGGCACCCGTGCGAACTGGTGAGCCATAACGGACGGGTGTGACGAGTGAGGGACTCCAAGCATAAGTTAGACCTCCGTTTTGAATTGTGGGCCATTGGCTATGACCTCAATAGTGGAAAAAGGTTCGAGAGTACCGAGTACATCGTCGAATTTTCCGAGGCAGTAGAGAACAAAATCCTCCGGATATTTATAAAGGTGTGTATTAGGATCATTAACAGCAGTAGCAAAATCACGAGTAGCTACGCCACGGTTTACAGCAGTGAAAGGATTCCCATAAGCCTTAGCTTTGAGATCGTATACAGAATAGAGATATTTTTGCATTAGATAGAGTTCCTTTTCAGTAGAGATATTTGTGATTTTTTTACGGTTTCACGAACTGCCAGACGCTCAGACGTCATGTTAGGAGCGTTGATTTTTTGCTCCTTTTTACGCTTAGATTTTATTTTTGCGTGTTCGGTGAGATCCTCCTTTTCTAGTTTATTTAGGTAATATCTGGGGACGGAATGCTTCTTTGAGTCATGAATGAGGAAATCCGACGGGAAAACGTCTTTCTTGAATTTCGCATACCATTCAGAGCCAATGCCAGGACGCAGAGACATAAGAGCGAATTCAGGTACGACCTGGATAATTTCGCCCGATTCCCGCACTATGCGTGAATAATGGCTTTCCGCCATTTTGCCCCCTTTTTTTTTCATGCAGTAACGGGCAACGTAGGCAGCAGAGGCATAGTTAAAACTCCCGACAGTACACATTCCGAAACCCCAGATTTCGTTCAGCGAGTCAGATCTGTAGACCTGATCACCGTTTTTAGATTTGAAGAGTTTTTTCCGATCCTCAAGAAAGCTATATCCGAAGATGATAGCGTGATAGTGAGGACGATTGTTTTCTTCTCCATACTCACCGCATGCGTAATAGCGGAATTTTATCCCTCGATTGCGGAGCCGTTTGAAGAATAATTGTAAGTGAGACTTATCAAGGGACAGATCCTGAGGCAGATGTTCATCATCATAAGTTAGAGTTACGAAACATGACGTTTCGTGCATTTTGGATTCATGAACACACCTGAGAGCCCATTGACGGGATCTGTCGATACGGCAGCCAATACATACGCCACAAGGTATAGTCATAGGTTTATCAGCATAACCATTAGCCAACTGGAAAACGATTTTGCGCTTTCCATTCTTTGTGAGCGATTTAGAGGCATAGCCGTGTATAGGGGAGAAACAAGGCATTTTTAGAGCCTGATCCCACCACGCATCGGAGCCGAAGAAATATTAAATTTGTGGGTACGAGAAGCAGTTTTTGAGAAAAGCTTTTTACTTGAGGACTTGGACATTGATTTTCTTTTCATGTTTTTTCTCCCTTTGTTTTTTTTTGAAGCTACCAGAGGATAGCATTTTTTTTGAGACTTGCAACAAGTAACAAGTCACCTAGCATAATGACATCAAGAAAGGGCATTATGCTAGGGACTGTTTTTCCCTCAGTTAGAATCCGAGGGAGCCGCTTTGGTAACATCCGCAGCGGGTCGTGGCTCCAGTTTTTGAGATAGAGGATTTAGAGTTTGAGGAGGAGCCGTAGGGACGAAATCATCTCGAAGGAGTCCGAGTTTATACATTTCGTCTCTGTTGTCCGGGTTGGAGCAGAAGTCGAGGAAACGAGCAGGGTCGTTATAGAAGCGACTT